CGTCATAAGGATAAAAAAGCGATCCTCCTGTTTAATTTCTTTGTAGGACACAACTCCGTATTGTGGAAACTTGATTACACAGCATCTTTCGAGAATCAAATTTAATTTGGCATCAATGTCGAGCATGTCTGTTTCATCGATGGTTGAAAAGTGTCTTATTTCCTTTACCTCTGCAGGACGTATAGCGATCTGAACTCCTTCCGGGTAAAATAGTCCGCCAGAGGGAAGAAGTGAAGGAGGTAAATTTTTCCAACCCAAATCAGAAGGTCCGAAATCCCTTGGGATGGAATTTTCTGGACTTGTGGTGAGAATAGGCTCAGATTTTATTTGCTCAGCCAATCTCGTCTGAGATGGGCCTTCGGTTTTTTCTTGTGCCTGTTGGAATAAGGCATTGGCTTCTTTCTCTGCCCTTTCCTCTAAAGGATTGATTGGGTTTAGATCGGCTACGCCATCATCAAAAGAAATTCCGCCAAGTTTTTCTTTTTCTTGTAAAATTTTTTCTGGTGATAAATTTTTTGGATCCATATAATTCAAATTAGGTCACACATAAATGTGCTCCTTATATATGTGTGACAGAAAAAAAACTAAAATTATAGGAATTGGTCTTGCCAGTAATCAGATTTCCAGGTAGTATCTAGAATGTATAAAGCATCCCCAGAATCATAACTTAATGCCATTGTGGTCAAAGGTTCGATCAAAAAGCAGTTGTTTAAAGTTAATCTGCGAAAAACATCGCCTTGTTTGTTGTAGATTGAAACAACAATTTGTCCAGTGTAATCTTTTTTCAATCCCATAGCACCAGTCAGAGGATTGTAAATCAGATCTGACCATTGACGCAAGATTTTAAAAATGGTCATTGAATTATTCTCGTTTAAGTTCACCTCAAAAGAAATCGAAAATTGAACATCGGAAGTTGAAGGTTCACCACCTGCATATCTTCTTTCGGCAAATTTATAATACTGAGTTACTGGGGCAGCAGGTTGAATATCAACTGCAAGAGATCCGGTTACGCTTTTGACCTGCTGCGTCATAATAGATTCCCCATTGAATCTCACATTACCTAATGTCACTCCTGCCGGAGGTGTAATCAGAACTTCGAATTGGTTAAGAAAAACTGGTTCGAAGTTGTTGCGAGCCGCTAGAGAATTATTGAAGTGTGGTAAACCTGCCATTTATTTTTTTAATTTTTAAGTAAATAGATCATCCCAATAATCAACCGCCCATGTCATGGTGATTTCATACAAAGTAGTTCCATTCACATAATCCAACTCCATCGGATCAATAGCTTTCATAGGGAAACAGTCTTTGCAGGTAATTCTCCTGAAAACATCTCCGTTTTTGTTGAAAATAGAAATGATAACCGTTCCAGTGTAATCCCTTTTGATCCCCATAGCTCCCGTGAGTGGATTGTAAATCAAATCGGTCCACTGTCTTAGGGTTTTAAACGTGTACATCGAATTATCGTCATTCAAATTAACCGTAAATTTCACGCTCAAATCCAAACTGGTTTTATCTGGTTTACCCCCCGCATAGTTTCTTTTGGCAAACTTGTATTTCTGAAAAATAAAAGATGGGTTTTTATCCACGTCCATTCCTTGTACACTCATAACCTGTTGTAACAAAATTTGACCCCCTAGAACAGCTGCAGGGGGAATTACCGTTACCTCAAATTGATTGAGATAAACTGGTTCGTATTTATTGATCGAATACAATGAATTTTGGTAATGTGGTAAACCGGCCATTAATTGTTTTTCTTTTTTTTATTTATCTTACCTTCTAAAATTCACAAAATATGTTATACAAAGTTGATGAAACCACCAGATGCAATACCACCAGTTTTAGTAACCGTGATTCTATTGATGAATTTCTGAATTCCTCGAGCAGGCTCTATGATGATATCAATAATACCCATATTCATGTCGATAACAGAAGGAGGATTGTTTGATGCGTCCATAATTACTTGATAGGCATAAATACCTCCACCTGCTCTCACTCCATCTAAATAGGTATCGACCAGAGTTTTGATTTCAAGACGGATAGAATCCTCGTTGAAATCGAACAAATAGTTTGATAGTATTTCTTCCACGTCATTCTCCAGACTAATCAATAAATCTCTGACGTGAAGCAACCCAAAGGCGGAATTAACAGTCTGGTAAGCAGTTTGATTACCAAAGATAACTACACCAAAACCTCTTTTCTTAATAATAGGATTCAATCCAAAGGGTTCTAGCCATCCGCGATCTTCGTTGGTGAAATCATATTCAACTCCGACGATATTACCTCCGGAAATCGTACCTCTTTTTTGACCTGCTATGATGTTGTAGGGTTCTCCGTTTGCGAATTTTCTTACGAAATTGTTAGAGACATAAGCAGCTGGTGGAACATTCGCGTTTCTGTTATTTTCCCTAACAGTAATATAAGGAGTGAAATAACCAGCAAAAGAAGCTCCCAAATCTTGGGTAGGAAGGCTGAATGTGTAAGCTGGATTCAAAGATAAATTTCCACCCTCTGCAATGTATTGTGCTTCTAGGGGAGGGAACGGATCTACAGCTGTTGGAGCATTAGTAAATCTTGGATCCGTGCTGGCTCTAAACTGAGCCATAGAAGGAGCATTGATAAATGCCAAAGCCTTCTGTCTCATCATAGCAAGCTTTGAAAGTTGGTATTTAGAATTCGGTTGAATCGTTCCGCTGAAAGTATCTACGATATAACGGAATGAAATAACGTCCTTAGTAGCCAAGGTTGCAGCCAAATTTGTGTCATACAAAACGTTTAAAATTTCATCCACTCTCAAATCTGTTCCATTAGGTCTTTGAGCATCTCTCATTGTGTAACCACCCAAATAAATGAAATCGAATGATCTGGTGAATTGGGGAATTGATTTAAACTTTTGAACTTGAATTGGGGATCCAGAATAAAAGAAAATAGGCCTAGCGCAAACAACTCTAACAACTCCAGAAGTAGTGGTTCGTGCCACTGCGGTTACTTTAGTCAATCTAGATTGTCTGTTGGCTCCTACGGTTTCACACAATTCTAGGTCAGTGGAAACTAAATAATCTCCCACGGAAATTATTTTATTGTTAATCTGATCAGGAACGAACGTAAAACTGTTTGGACCAGTTGTGCCCAATACATCTAAGAATTGGTTGATAGATGCAACACTCGAAACAATGTCCGTCTGGTTTGACCCAACGGGGAATCCGATATTATCAGAGGCATAAACATCTCCAAAAGGTGGATAGGCAACCAGATCAGATGGGCTTTGTCTAGCAATATTATTAAAAGCTCTGACAAAAGAAACATTAAATTGGTCTCTGTCGACCGTATTCTGTGTGTCCAGATATAAAATGTCTGTTCCGTCTTCGTCCAGCCAAACTGTGTCCCCGTCTTCTATTTCTCGGTATAAAATATTTTGATATAATCTGGTAGAAATTTGACCAGTTAGAGCATTAGAACTAGCTGTCCCACCTGTTATTGAAGCAACATTAACAATGTCTAAATAATCGGAAGCACCGAATTGTTGATAATATCCAGCAACTACACTAGAAGTACTTTCGGTAAATGAAGTTGGTCTTACTTCAATTCCCTGTGAAGCATAAACTGGTGAATCCAAAGGATGAGTAAATGTAATGGTCAAATTTCCGGCAATTTCTCTAACACCGGAGATTTTTAGTTTTACTAAATCACCGGTTGTAAATTGATTTATGATATTTCCCGAAGCTCCCGCTGGAATTGTAACTGTTCCAACAATGAATGGGCTGTATGAAGAAGTGGGGGTAACAAAATCCTTCAGCCTCAATTTTTCTGCAGAGGTAAGAGAAGGTTCAGTTAAGATATCTGCAGAAGCCGCTGCTCCCGTACCACCTCCACCCCCCGAGATGGATACTGATGGGTTGGACGTATATCCAGATCCACCATCTATTAAAACAATGCTAGATACAGCACCCGAGGTTAAGACCGCAGTGGCAGCAGCACCAGTTCCAGACCCGGAGAAAGATACCGTTGGTGCACTTATGTAACCAGAACCGCCGTTGGTAATATAAACATTTACAACTGCACCCCCAGTAACACCAGAATTGGTACGGAGATAATGAAGACCACCAAATGTTAAACTTGGGTTATAGGGTTCCAATGCGGATGCGGGAACTCCAGCAGTGGGTCCGGTCGGACCGCCTAGATTGAACAAAGTTCCAACATTTAATTGGTTATAATCAACACCCGCTGTTCCTCCCGTTACCCCCGATGCTCCAGTTATTCCGATCGAATTTTGCGTATAAAGATAATCCTGAATCAACTGTTGATCGTAACTTAAAAAATTCAAAGTAGGATCTTGAAGGTCTCTATCTGAAGTGAGCTCATCGATCAAAAAGTTACCGACCAAATCTACTTTGAATCTATTCTGGCATAGATATTCCAATCCTTCTGCATCTACTGCACAAAATAGTCCAGAGGAAGGAGTGTTGTTGTTAACCAGAGTTTCAATGAATTGATTGTTACCGTTTAGATCGACAAAATCAACAATCAAACACCCAGTTATTTGGGTGACGATGTTCACGTTTTGTTGGCTCAGAAAATTATTGATTTGACTTTTTATGAATCCATTTGGGGTGAAGAAAGCAGACCATTCTGGATCTTTAGATAGAGCCTGGTAATCCGTCCAATCCCCCGAAACCGCAATAATATCAATAAACCAATCGGAAATGTAGTCATATGGGTGTACATAACTGGGTACATTATTTGCACCATACCAATCAATCGCGAATACGTCGTATCCCTGAAGAGGGGGTGTAGCATCAGTGGATTTTCTAACAATGACAGACATAGACTGTTGTCCTAAATTCACCAAATTGAAAATTCTTCCCTGATCCACCACAGACATTGTGGCGAGAAAATAATCGACATCGGCAAACCAAAATCTTTCTTTGTTGTAAAAAGACGAGTACAAACGGGAAGTTAGAACTCCATTGGGCTCATCGGTAGCAACAGAGAAACCAAAATAGTCTACTTTGTCTGCAGTTGGTGAATCAACATCGTTGTTGAGTCGAAGCAAATTCAAGGCAAAAACTGGTCCTGTTGAAAGACAGGTTAAAATTGATCTCTGAAAATACGATCCCTGTGATTCTAGATTTTTATCAATGTCACCAAAAATTGCAACTGCAGTTGTGACGTCTGGGATATAAACCGGAGCATTGAAAGGACCCTTATTCGAAAAACCAACCACCAGACGAATTGTTTGGGAGGTTAGAATGATGTTTTCAGAGGCATCAAATTCCAACGTATAAACGCCGGAAGCTTTGAATTGTGATAAATCGAGTTTGATTTTCTTAGCCATTATCGTTTTAAAGATATTTTTTCCTAGTATATATCAAAATGAATTACCACAAATGAGGATATTACTAGGGTTCCATCCTATATATCTTTAATCAATTATGACATTAGCTTGCTAAATGAATCATAGAAGCTTCCTTCTTTAGTTTTTCCGTCGGTTTCCTTGTCATTTAATTTGGTTTCAATCAATTTTCTATAGTCCTCGTCCATTCGATCGTAGAGATCCCCAATCAAATCGTAGAAAGCTGTTGTTTCAAAAAGTGCAGACAAATTCACCAAAGTCATGGCGACATCGTCGTGTCCAGATTGTGATGAATATGTTCCGCTATTGTTTAATCCAAAAGAAAAAATTTCTGGAATTGTCCATGCTTTTTCGTTGATAATGACTCTGTTTTGTCTGAACGATGCCCTCAACATTTCACAGTACTTCATTTTGTTTTTTTCGTTGTACTTGATGCCAGGTTTTGCAGTTCGTGCAGACTCCGTGTGTTTGGTGTGTAAAAACATATCCAGAGAAATCTCATCGTTGGAAATCAATTTGTCTAATAGGAGCTCCCCTCTAAAATTCATTTCGAGTAAAACAGTCAATCTTTGTTTATTGAATATATTTAAAATCAAGGCCTCAATCATTTTTTTAATATCTTCAATTTGAATACCATTGTCTCTGAAAACCCCAACCTGGAGTAAACTAAAAAAATCACCTTCGTCCTTGAAATCATCTATGCTTTCAATTAATTTTTTGGGTAAAGGAACAACTCTAAAAATATTGATAACCGTAAAATCTCCTCTGCCTCCTCATGCAAGAT